CCCATCTTGTGCTAAAGCAAGTAATGGTTCAGATTCTGTAGCTTTGACAATTACATCAGCAGGAGGTGGAGCAGGTGGAACAAGATTTGGTTCTCCACCAGCATATCCAGGAAATAGTGGAGGTTCTGGTGGTGGCGGTGGTGGTTGTGCATCTACTGGAGGAAGTGGTAACACTCCACCAACAACTCCAGCGCAAGGAAATGATGGAGCAGATAATGCTGGGCCAGATGGTGCAGCATCAGGTGGTGGTGGAGCAACAGCGGCAGGTGCAGTTGGTGGACCTGGTCGTGGAAGTGCAGGTGGTGCTGGAGGAGCAGGGGCAACAACAAGTATTACAGGAACACCATTAGCTTATGCTGGTGGAGGCGGAGGAGGAGAAGGTGGACCTCCAGGACCAAGACAAGGTGGAGCAGGAGGATCAAGTGTAGGAGGAACAGGATCAACTTCCGCTCCAGGATCATCTCCAGGAAGTGGCACACCAGGCACAGCAGGTACTACCAATAGAGGTGGTGGTGGTGGCGGAGGAGGAAATAACTCTGCTAGTAATGGAAGAGAGGGTGGTGCTGGTGGATCAGGTATAGTAGTAATAAGATATAAATTTCAATAGTTGAAAAAGATATTAAATATGATAAGGAGATAATATTATGGCACATTTTGCAAAAATAGGAATGAATGGAAAAGTTATCCAGGTAACAACTATGGATAATGAAGAAATGAAAGATGATCAAGGAAACGAAATTGAAGCAAGAGGTCAAGAGTGGTTAGAAAGACATAATAATTGGCCAGCACAAATGTGGATTCAAACTTCATATAACACATATAATAATAAACATAAATCTGGTGATGATTCAAAAGCATTTAGAGGTAATTATGCTGGTATTGGTTTTGAGTGGGACGAAGATAATAATATGTTTTTTCCAAAAAAACCTTATCCATCTTGGGTAAAAAATCTTACAACTGCTAGTTGGGTTTCACCAATAGGTGATGCACCTGAACTAACAGAAGAACAAAAAACAGATAAAAAGTTTTATCAATGGAACGAAAATAATCAAAGTTGGGATTTGACTGATTTAGAAGAGTAAGATAGAAGTCTTAATGTATGGTGGACATTAAACAAAATATATTATCAAAAATAGATTTATATTATGGAAATATTTTAATGCCAAATGGCTTTGAAATAGACAAAGAACACTTACAAAAAGATATTTTAACACAAATTTTACAGGATTGTCCTTTCCCTTTTTCTAAAGAATGGGATAAATTAAATACATATTTAAGAGAACATCTTAATATTTTGTATAATTTTACTTTAATAAATAAATTAACAACAGGTTTGATGTTTAAACCAAATGAATCTAATGTTCCTGATTATGAAAATAATAAAGTTGATTTAAGAAATTCACCTGATTATGTTATGTTATATGGTGTAAATGTTGATAATTGTAATATAAGAATATATTATGATGATAATAGAAGAGCAGGTAGAAGTTGGGATATAGAACTTAAAAATAATAAATTTATTATGTTTCCAAGTACACTCATATATTACATATCAAATAATCAAAAAGATAAACTTAATTTTATTCTTAAAACAACTTATGAATATATCTAATTATTACTGGTATTATAGTGGTGTATTAACACCAAAATTTTGTGATGATGTTATAGCTTATGCTAATTCACAAAAAGAGGTTATGGCTAGGACAGGTGGTTATGGTGATAAAAAATTAAATAAAGAAGAAGTTAAAAATTTACAAAGAAAAAGAAAATCTGATTTAGTTTGGTTAAATGATCTTTGGATTTATAGAGAATTACATCCTTATGTACATGAAGCAAACAAATTAGCTGGTTGGAATTTTCAATGGGATAGATCAGAATCTTGTCAATTTACAAAATATAAATTAAATCAATATTATGATTGGCATTGTGATAGTTGGGACAAACCCTATGATAAACCAAATACACCAGATCATGGAAAAATAAGAAAACTATCTATGACTTGTCAATTAACAGATGGTTCAGAATATACAGGTGGTGAGTTAGAATTTGATTTTAGGAACTATGACCCACACATGAGAGATGAATCAAAACATAGAATACAATGTAAAGAAATATTACCAAAAGGTTCTATTATAATATTTCCTAGTTTTGTATGGCACAGAGTTAAACCAGTAACATCAGGGACAAGATATAGTCTTGTTGTATGGCATTTAGGGAGACCTTTTACATAATGTATATAAATACTTATTTTCCTACAATTATCTGGAGTGAAGAAAAACCAGAATTTATAAAATCTCTTAACAAAGCAAGTAATAAATATATTGCTGATGCTCGTAAAAAAGAAAAACAATACATAAAAAAATATGGTGATTTTGGAAGATCATATCACTCAACGCCACTTACAGATGATAATGATTTTTTAGATTTTAGAAATTATATTGGACAAAAATCTTGGGAATATTTAGATCATCAAGGTTATGATATGCAACAATACACAACTATGTTTAGTGAGATGTGGGTTCAAGAATTTGCAAAAAAAGGTGGTGGACATCATTCAGCGCACATTCATTGGAATCAGCATGTTTCAGGTTTTTATTTTCTTAAATGTAGTGAACAAACTTCTTACCCTATTTTTCATGAACCCAAAACTGGAGCAAGAACAACAAAGTTAAAAATGAAACCTAATTTAAAGGGAGTTTGGACAGGTCATGAGCAATTTCATTTAAAACCAAAACCAGGAACATTAATTATATTTCCAGGATATTTAGAACATGAATTTGCAGTTGATTTTGGTGTTGAACCATTTAGATTTATCCATTGGAACATTCAAGCTGTACCTAAACAAATGGCAAAAGATGTTTAAAAAAAATAAGTATGCTATAATAAAAAAAGCTATAGATAAAGATTTAGCATTATTTCTTTATAATTATATTCTTATGAAAAAACAGGTTTATGATACCTGCCTTAAAGTAAGATATATTTCACCATTTGAAACATTATTAGGTTTTTATGAAGCTAAAGATCAACAAATACCACATACATATTCTTTTTACTCTGATATTGCTATGGAAACTTTAATGTTAAAATGTCAACCTATCATGGAAAAAACAACAGGTTTAAAATTATATCCTGCATATACTTATGGCAGGGTCTATAAAAAAGGTGATATTTTAAAAAGACATAAAGATAGATTTAGTTGTGAAATATCTACAACAATGAATCTCGGTGGTGATGATTGGTCAATATTTTTAGAACCATCAGGAGAAGAAAATAAAAAAGGTATTAAGGTAGATTTAAAACCTGGAGATATGCTTGTGTATAGAGGTTGTGATTTAGAACATTGGAGAGAAAAATTTAAAGGAAAATGTAATGTCCAAGTTTTTCTACACTATAACAACACAAAAACAAGATTTGCTAAAGATAATATATTTGACAGAAGATTACATTTAGGTCTTCCAAACTGGTTTAAAAGATGATACACCGAAAACTGGTGGGTGAGTTTTACCACCAAACCACCAAACTCACCTGCCTAGTTTTTTTACTTATGCTCAATAGTTGTGCAAAATATGAACCCAATCCATATACAACAATTGTAAGATTTTTAATAGATACACAATGAATAAAAATGTTTTAATTTGTATTCCATCTTTTGACCAAAAAATACATTTACAAACTATATCATCTATAATTTCTGTAAGAGATACTTTAAATCAAGCTAAAATTGGTTGTGGTATGATGTGGTTAAGAGATAGCTTAATAACAAGAGCAAGAAACAAGTTAGTAGCAGAATTTTTAAAACAAAAACAATATACACATTTATTTTTTATAGATGCAGATATTATATTTGAACCACAGCAATTTATAAGAGTTTTATTATATGAGAAACCTTTAACATGTGCTTCTTATCCTATAAAACATGAAGCACCGATAGAAAAAGGTGATGCTAGTTTTGGTTGGTGTATGAATTTTGCTTTAGGTAAATATGATCTTTCAGATAATGATAAAGGTTTTAAAAAAGTAAATTACGCAGGTACTGGTTTTATGTGTATAGAAAGAAAAGTATTTGAAGATATTATAAAAAAATATCCTGATATAAAATATAAAACTGATGTAAGAGCAAAAATAAATGACGAAAGAGAAACAGCAGAAGTATTGGGTAAAGAAGAATATGCTTTTTTTGATTGTGGTATTCAAGGCAAAGGTGTTTTAGAGGATAAAGAAAATACACAAAGATATTTAAGTGAAGATTATTTTTTTTGTGCTTTATGGAAACAATGTGGAGGAGAGATATGGTGTGATCTTACAAGTACACTAAAACATATAGGTATAAAAGAATACTCAAGACCACCTTTAATGACTGTAAAAAATGACGATTGAATATGGAATACTTGCTTTTTTTATGGGTATTGGTGCAATACTTATAGGTGCAATAATAGCTTGGTATATAATTAATTATAATGAGAATAAAAAAAAAGATTGAAATAGAAGTAGAGGGACATAATTTTTTAGTAATACCAAATGAACATTATGGTAGCTTTGAAATATTTGGTTCTGAAAGTAAAGATTGTTTATATTTAATTGATAATGAAAGAGATGTTAGAATGAAAATACAAAAAAAATTAAGAGAGTTAGAGTAGTCATGGTGGATTACAGGCTAATGGCTTTCTTACTCCCATACTTTCTTATAACATAAAATGATAAAACCCACAAATGATCCGATAATAAATGATGTCTTAAAGTTGCATATAAAAAGGCATAAACAAGGCATGAAACAATTTAAAAAAACTATTACCAATAATACTAAACCTATGCTAGAATGGATTAAAGATGCTAGGGAAGAAGCAATGGATTTTGTCGTATATCTAACAAAGATTGAAAAAGAGTTAAAAAAGACAAAAACTAAAAAAAAGCGGTAATCTCTAATATTTTGGGTATCTAGGAGCCTCATATCTTAATGGAGAGTGGGGTCTAGGCATTTTTATAGGGGTAAGTATAGGGGAAATTACATGGCAAAAAAAAAGCCACTTTTTGGGGTAAAAGTAGAATATGAAAAAACTAGCAAGGGTACAAGTATAGGTAGAAACCCTAGAAAGGTTAGTAGTATGAATAAGAGTAAAAGAAAAGGTAGAAGCAGAAAACAAATGCGTTATCGAGGACAAGGTAAATAATATGGTTAAATATGTTAAAAAAAAGGTAATTCGTAATTATTCAACAGCAGGTGCACATCAAAGGATTGATGATCATGAAAAATTGTGTAGGATAATGCAACAAGAAACAAATAGAAAAATTGAACAAAATGGAAAAAAAATAGAAAGACTAGAAAAAATAGTAATGTCATCAACAGCAATGTTGATTGTAGGAATGGCAACAATAATCTATAATCTAATAATCAAATAATTTTAGGAGGGTATATGCAATTAAGTAAGCACTTCAAATTAGAAGAGATGACTAAAAGTATGACTGCAACCAGAAAGGGTATTGATAACTCACCAGGATCAGGTGATATTAAAAATTTAGAAAATGTATGTTATGAAATTTTGGAGCCTGTAAGGGCACACTTTGACAAACCAGTAACAATAAC